CACAGGAAAGGTTGATATTACCAGTAATTTACTGGTAGGCTCTTCCCACCTGTTTGTCGATACCAATAATAACCGTGTAGGACTCATCACCACAAACCCTGACGCAGGTTTACACGTAAACAGTAATGCCTACGTCAACACAGATTTGCGTGTAGGGAGTCAGGTCATCATAAACGATAACGTAAATCCCGGGCGTATCACAGCTGCCGAATTTGAAGGTGATGGATCGAGGTTAAATAATGTCACGGCTGCACCCGGCCCCCCAGGAACTGCTGCAACGATAGCCGTCGGAACGACGACGACTGGTCTCGCGGGAACGGATGCCTCTGTAACCAATTCTGGTACGACCTCAGCCGCTGTCTTTGATTTTACGATCCCAAAAGGTGACCAGGGAATTCAAGGAATTCAAGGAATTCAAGGAATTCAAGGGATACAAGGACCTTCGGGGACGTTATCCGTTGGTACGGTAACCACGGTGACGCATGCGAGTGGTGTGAGTGTTACCAATTCCGGGACATCTGAAAATGCGGTATTCAATTTCAATATTCCTGAAGGTCCGACTGGACAAGATGGAACTAATGGAACCAATGGAACCAATGGAACCAATGGAACCAATGGAACCAACTATTTCACGTTAAGTGGATCAAATATTTATAGGACTACGGGGAATGTGGGTATCGGGACGACGAATCCCTCGCAACTTTTTCATGTACATAGATATCTACCCACCACCAGTCACCATGTAATGGCGAGAATAGGCGGAGACACTTCTTCGTATAATACTCTCGTGTTTGGGTCAAAAGAGGGGAGGCCTCATATTGGAGGTCATCGAGGAGATTTTGGTACGTGGGCTGACCTATCACTTCAAGACGATGCTATGATTATACAACAGGGAGGAAATGTCGGGATTGGTACGACGAGTCCGGGTCAACCACTTGATGTTCAATATAATTCAGATTCCGGAATACGATCTAAAGGTACGGGTTATAACCATGCGAGTGTGTATATAGATGCCGGAACTGGGTACGGGTATCTAAGATTTCAACATTCAGGAACTGATAAATTTTGGATTCAATCTACACCGGCGGGTGATTTAGCGTTTAGGCCTAGCGGTGGTGGACATGTCATGGACATTTTAAATAACGGCAACGTCGGTGTAGGTTATGGAGCTCCCGCCCAGAGATTTGCGGTCAACGGTGACGCATGGATTAACACACAGCTATATGTAATGGGACATGTGGGGGTTGGGACAACCACACCATACGCGAAACTTCACGTCCAAGGAGGAACTGGTTATGTGTCTGGTAGTTTACGACGATACTTCAATTATAGTAGCCCAAGTTATCTGTATCAAAATGTAGACTATGCTACAACTGGAACTATGTCTATATATTGTGATAGCGCCATATGTACAAGCAGTTATTTCATAGCCGTAAGTGGTACGGTAAGTGCGAGTGATGAACGCATAAAGAAAGACATAGTTGATGTTGAAGATGATAAAGCTTTGAATATAATAAGACTACTCAAACCAAAAAAATATAGATATAAGGATGAGATTAACAGAGGCGTTGAGCCTGTTTGGGGTTTCATCGCCCAAGAAGTAAATGATATTCTCCCCGAAGCTATAAAAATAGGTGAAGAGTGTATCCCAAATATTTATGAGTTAGCGAACGTATCTACCTCTAATGTGATTACTTTTACAAACTTTGATACTTCTATCCTAGAAAGCAATGCTTCGGTATTGAAGGTGTTTGATGAGGATGATAATGAACATTTACTCACTATTGACCAGGTTATTGACGAGCATAGTATTCGTGTTAAAGAAGACCGCACAGAAAGTCAACTATTCATCTACGGGCAGAGAATAAATGATTTCCATCATATCCGAAAAGAAACAGTGTGGACGGTCGCCACGGCCGCCCTCCAAGAGGTGGACCGCCAACTCCAAACCACAAAAGAAGAACTCCAATCAGAAAAAGATAAAGTTGCCACGATGGAATTATTAGTTGCATCCCTCGTCAAACGTGTCGGAGATCTCGAAAATCTAGTGATTTAAAGAAAAAGCGCTTTCGTAAAGTACAAAATGTCTTGCATCGCCACTCTCAGGCCCGTCATTACCACCCCTATTCAATCCAGGAACAGGGTTAAGTCTCGCACTGTTCGCACCGTAGTACGGGCGACCAACGAGGGATCTCGTTTTGCGAAGATCGATCGCCCCAACGATTTTCTAGCGGTCGCGGAACGCGTCAATGGTCGTGCGGCTATGATTGGTTTCACCTCCGCCGTGGTCGATGAAGTCATGACTGGTAATTCCATCAGCACACAGTTCCACGACAATGTTGGACTCTCCATCGCCGTCGCATCCTTGGTTTTCCTTGGTACTGCAGCGAACCCCAAGGATGAGGGGTATGTTCAGGGGTTTTGGAAGCCTGAGACCGAACTCGTGAACGGTCGACTCGCGATGATCGGTATTGTATCACTTCTACTCACTGAGTCTCTTCATCCTCACGTTCCCTTATTTTAATGCTTAAAAAAATAAAACCGTAGTATAATATAAAACATGTCAGGTGGAATTGCGCAATTAGTGGCAATTGGAGCCCAGGATGCCCATATCGTTGGCCGACCCGAGGTCTCATTTTTCCGTTCTACCTATAAACGCCATACAAATTTTGCTCAGACCGTCGAGAAGCAGGTTATCCAGGGTAACCCCGTCGTGAACGGTATGTCGACCGTCCGTTTCGAGCGTAAGGGAGACCTTCTCGGGTATGTCTACATCACCAACCGTAACACCCCCGGTCTTCGTACTCCCGCGGGTTGGGAGGATGAAATTGCCAAGGTCGAATTATTAGTGGGGGGTCAGGTTATTGATACCCACGATTCCGTCTTTTCCCAGCGTCTCGCACCCCTTCTTCTCGGCCAGACGTACTCTAAGTCACACAAGGCCCTAAACAACGGCACCGGTACTTCCAAGATTTACCCTCTTCGATTCTCTTTCTGCGAGAATGCACAGTCTGCCCTTCCTTTAGTTGCTCTTCAGTACCACGATATTGAGCTTCGAATCACGTGGGGTACTGCTCTCGCCAGTGATGCGTACGAGGTTCATGCCCAGTTCATCTACCTCGACACCGATGAACGTACCACTCTCGCGTCGACCCCTCAGAACATGCTCATCACTCAGACACAGAAGGCTATTAAGTCTGATTCTGCTGTCCAGGAGCTTTCGTTCAACCATCCCATCAAGTTCCTCTGCTCGTACCGCACCGATGCCGCAGATTTCGTCGGTACCGCCGAAGCTAAGACGAAGCTTCAGATCAACGGTACCGATGTTGGTGATTCTAAGCTCGCGAACCCGCATTACACGTCGGGATCTCTCTATTACCACACACCGTTTGCCGATTTCAACGGTTCTCTCGATAACCATTTCCTTTACCCCTTCTGCCTGGACACCGCCAAGCTTCAGCCTACCGGTGAGCTTAACTTTTCCCGGGTTGACTCGGCTCGTCTCGTGACGGATAAGGGTACCTTCAAGTCTGACATTTACGCGGTCGGTTACAATATCATGCGTATAGAACAAGGCATGGGCGGATTAATGTATTCCAACTAAATTCCCATATAATATTAAATGTGGGTATTCCTTTTTCTCATAATTTTCGTTTTTATGATCACCTACGATCCTAAATCCGGAACACTTAATAAATATATTCCAGTAGACAATGCTCCGTGCAAGGATGCACATTATCAGGAGATCCAATTTGGACAACACGGATACCCGTGTCCAGAAGGTGAAAGCTCTAAAATGGGCGCCATTGTATCTACTTAAAAACAAAACACATTCTTAAATCACACATGTTGTTCGGTCTCGATCGTGATACGGCTATTATTACCGCCGTCGTTATTTGCGTTGTCGCAACAGCTTATTTATACAGGGAACTCAAGAAATCCAGGGAAGAAATTGGTCAGGTTAAGAGTTTTATCGAGCGTGAAGTTGAAGAGTCGCAGGCGTATATGAACGCCGCAGCCGCCTCAAATATGATGCCTCCACTGGAGACACCCACTCAAAAGATTGAGGTCATGGAAGAGGAGGAACCATCTATGGTTCCCGAAAAGCGCATTACGCGTTCGAGTGAGATGATTCAGCCCCAATAATCTTATCAGGTGATTGTAGAGGCTAATGTGCAATGAAAAAACATAAAGCTATTGCGATTCCTGTTACGTTTGCTGGTGAAACCCCCCGTTTTCTAACGGTGAGAGATAAAAGATTTAAAGAGTGGATTTTTGTCACGGGTGGATGCAGGCGGCGGGAAATATTTTGCCCTTTACGATGTGCACTAAGAGAATTAGAAGAAGAGACCAGAGGGGTCGTTTCGCTTAAAAATGGTGAGTATACGAGTTATTCATTTAACGTTAAAGAGGAGCCCGATGTAGAGCTAGAATACACGGTATTCGTATTCTTCGTGGACTATCCTAAAGCGGAACAACTCGAACTCATTCGCCGCTTTAATGAAGAGAAATACAAAATGCATACAAAAAAGATACACATGAAACGTACATACGATGAAAATGATTTTATGAGTTTTGATACTCTA